GATCGTGGCTGCTGTAATTGCACCGCCCGTCACCGTGATCGTAGCTACAGCACCTACGCCTGTTCCCGAGGTGGTATAGCTCAAAGGCACATTGGTATACGTACCATCGGTATAGGCAGAGCCTGCATCAGCAATCGATAATGATGCAATAGGACCGCCAAAGCTGTAATCTTGAAGGCCTGAGCCTACACCAGTGTTATTGACAGGAAGGACTTGCAAGCCATCACTGTAGCCGTTGTAGACGTTATTAAAAAGATTGCGGACAACTACAAAAATGCCCCGTGAGGGGCCTGCCAGATTGTTGATGATTTCTCGATAACCACCGATCTTGCGAGGACGGCCACGCTGAAATCTTACCCACCTGCCATCAGAGTAAAACTCTTTATCAAAGAGCGTTCCATCCCTTTGAATGCCAGGCTTGGTATCAAGTGCGAAAACCTTCTTGGTCATCAGAAGGTGCCCCCGCTGATGCCTGCTGTAAAGTTGCCAGTGCCCGTAACATTGATGCCATTTGCATCCACATCCAAGACTAAATTACTGAGAATAGAAACACCAAAACGCCCAGCGCCAGGCCTGTAAATGCCTGTGTTGGTCTCAGAGCCAAAGTTCAGTGATGGACTGCCAGCAGAACCATTAACCAGGCTAAAGGACGTACCGCCAGCCTGTGTGGTGTTGGCATTTAAGATGTTGGTGCCATCACAAAATACCGTGGCCTGGCCTGCTGCAGGCACCTGTGCATCACTAGCGCCTACAGCACCCGTTGAAATGGTCAACGTAAAGCCACCTGCCGTGGTCTGATTGCTGATCACATAAAAGTTAATCACGGGCGGCACAATGATGGTCACATCATTAGACAACGTGCCATTGAAGATCATGATCGTGTTGGCAGCTTCGTTGGCAGTTAACGTGTAAGTGCCATTGGTTACTGTTTTGGTCAGAATGCCAAACTCAAACTGCGTGCTGACACCATAGCCGATCGTGACAAACTCAGTGCCCGTGGAAACAATGAAGGCTGACTCATTGGGTGCAAATGCTTTAGTCAAACCACCGTCGATGGTTTGTGAGCCTGGCGCATCAAGCGTTAATGTTCCCGTGCCATTGTTCTTCAACAGCATGAACCAGTTATTTCCTACAGTACCAGCAGAAGGCAATGTGACCGTCGTAACGCCACCAGACCATACATAAGTCTTGGCGCGATCGCCATCGACAAAGGACTGACTTGCAATGACTGATTCAACTGGATGGCTTTGATTAAGCGTTAATCCCGAGGCCAGAAGGCCCGCGCCTGCAAGGGTGGCAGCATCTGCACTCGAAGTGCCAGCACCGAACTCGAAGTTGGCCCAAGTGCCAGCCTCAGTGCCATTGTTGGTCAGATAGATGTAGCGCGATGTGCCCGAGGCAATGGCAACAATCGTGCCCGTGCCATCATAGGTCTTGACCGTGAAGGTGTTAGCGCCCGTGTTTTTAATCAGCGCATCTTGGCCTACCGATACTTGATCGGCTTGTGGCATACGCAACTCAAGGCCAGCACTTGAGGCTGACACATCCATGATGCGTGCTGCTGGCGTATCCGTGGTCAGATTGCCATTGATGGGCCATACCAACTGCAAGTTAGCAGTTAGCGTGATGGACTCATACGAAACGTCAGTAGGCTGTACAACGTCGCCTGTAAACGGACTGGTATAGCTCATGATTAACTATCCGCGGCAATGGCCTGGCGATCAGCAATACGCAGCTTATCTTCAGCCATAAGGGTTTGTATGATGGCGTCATACTGCGCCTGCCAGATCGGTGTGCGCTCATCGTTTTTGAGGAATGGCATTGCTTGCAGCAGTGAGCCATAAAGCAATGCTTGAGGCGCGTACACCGTGAACCAGTTGGTTTGATTGGTTGAGTCTAGTGGCTGAACTCTTTCGTAATAAAGCACCTCGAAGGAATAAGCAAGCGTAGGCGTTGGAGCCACAAACCAGTGCGTGTAATCGTAGTCGCAGTAAAACTTAGGAACACCAGTCTGTGTCGGATCTGGCCAGTATTCACGCAGGTACTCATACTTTCGCAGCAGCACAGGATAACGCTTGCCTGCCACTGTGATGTTCATGGAAACTGTCTTGTGCCATCTTGCAGGCTTGTCAATAACTGGATTAGCAGCATTCATCGTGCTGTTTTGCACGGTCAAGTTACCAAGGAACTTGATCTGGCTTGCAATGACTTGCTCGGCAAGTCCGATGAAGGTGGGAATGCGAGCAACAGTCTCGGCGTCGGTGCGCTCCAGGTATTGCTGGATGTCTGTCACCAAGTTGTTGTAAGTCATTGCGTAGGCCATTACCACACCTTCTTCTTGATCGATTCGGGCTGGGGCACAAACTGCTTGCCTTGCCTCATGCCTTCGCGCTTGGCTCGCGTGGTTGCCGCGTATTCAGAAGGGGTGAGCTTCTCTCGTGCTGCCTTGGGCAAGTAACGCTCGCCAGTTGCTTTGGGGCCTTGCGTAGACGGCTTACCAGACTTCGTACCCCAGTCTTCCTTCGTCCACTTTGAGAGCGAATTATCCGCTTTTTTAGGCCCTTTGTAACCCCCGCCAGAGGCTTTGTACTTCTGGGTGGCTAATTGGGCCTTGCGAGCGCTCCATTGACCTGGATCACCGCCTTTACCGGATGCTTTTACGGACGCGACGATGCGCTTCCACTTAGCCGGATCTGTCTTGGTTGCTGAACTCATCGCATTAACGCGGCCTCGGCCGCCCTCCTACGGGTTAGTCCTGGCAAAACCCTGCCAGCGGCTTTATTCCATTTCATGCACTCATCTGCGGCACCATCCCAGTTGTCGGCATCGATGCGCTTTTTGAAGGTGCTCACCCTGTAGTTACCAAGGCCGCAGTTATAGGCCCAGCTTGTAACCGCTGCCATGCGTCTTGGGATTGCTTTTGACAGGCTGGGCGACATCTTGAGCAAACCCCGCACGAAATACTCGACGTGGTGGTCCAGGGCGTCCTCGCACTGCTCGAGCGTCCAGATAGTCCCAGGGTTGATTTCCGGGCCCGTAGCACCCCATCCTATAGTCCAAGGGTGTCCACGAGTTCCAGGGTCCGGATAAGCCGTTACACGGCCATCAGGCAAGCGCTTTGCCAGCCCTTCAAAGGGCTTGATCAGTACATCCTTGCAAAGCTTCTTAGCCTCATTCACTGGATTTCTCTTTGATCAGTCGATTGACATGCTCCCAAAGCGCATGGATCTGCCTATCGTGGTCCTTCTCCAGATAGTCAAGCCGCGTCTTAATGGTCACGGCATAGACGGCCACGCCAACAAGCGCAACCCCCAAGAACCAAACCCTTGCGAGGGAATCGATCAAGGCTTCCACGGCTATCCACCTTTGTTGTACTTCTCAATCGACCGCCCTACAAACCAGAAGGTAAGCATCATGTTCAACATGGCAAAATCGTCCTCGTCATAGCTCTTGGTCAAGACCTCGGCCCAGTTTGCATTGGTCTGGAAGGCAATCGTCAGACCAGCAGCTTTGACAGCCACATATACGCCAAATGCAATCCAAGTAAGACCGGGGCGGGTAATAGCAGTGATAAAAGAAGCCAACCAGCCAGCCTCTTTTGCCGTTTGGGCTTGTTCCTTAAAAGCCTCCTTAATCGTGTCCATTTGCGAGATCGAGTAGTCCACATACTTTTCCTCCATCTTGAACTCGCCCCTCATTTTTTCGAGGTCGGTTTGGAGTTGGAACATGGATAGCTCGTGCTGGCGCTCGTTCTTCTTGTCCAGGAACTTCAGAACTTCGGGGGCGAGGCGGAAGATACCGCCAAAGATGGAACCAAGAAGACCGCCGCTTAGCAGATCAAACATGATTACCCTTAGCGGTTACGATGTCGGCACCCTTCTTGACTGTTACCTTGCTGCCCTCAACATCAACGTGCATGGGAGGTTCGGCACGATCCAACTTGTCCAGGCGGGTGATAAGGTCCTTGATGACCTCGAACTCGGGTTTTTCCTGCTTTGGCGCGGTTCCAGCAATGCCATTAAGCATTTGGATAAGAGCAGTAAGCGAAGCGCCTAGCAGACCCATTACAGCGGCAATTTTCTCGCCTTCAAGGAATAACGATGCGCCAACACCCACAAGTACGATTAGGAAGATATACAGTAAGCCGTCT